TGTCTATTTTCTTCTGAAAGACCTTTATGTAGTGATTGTATTATAGGTTTAATAATACCAAACTCTGAATCATTATGTTTACCATCACTTTTAAACATTTGTAGAAACAATTGTTGACCAAATAGTAACATAGTGAATGCAAATACTTTTTCGTTTACTTCAAACTTCATGTTCCAATTACCATCATTCTTTTATGGTAGTATATTGTTTTACCACCTCTATATAATATATTTTTTAAACCAGATTGTTTAATTAATTCATCTGTATCTTTGGCACAATTAATATGCAACCACTTAACATTATCGTTATCATTACTTTGTAGAACAAATAATTTATCTGGAAACTTTTCTGTAATAATACTCATATCCATCATATGCTCACAAGAAGTATTAATTATAACTTGACCTTTGTAATCTATATCATCAAATACTACATCTTTAGTATGAATATTTACTTTAGGATAATCATTAAATATATGTGCAGCTATATCTGTGGTATACTCATCTACATCATAAAGGTCAACATTTATTTCACCAAATGTTTGATATAAGAATGGTATCAATACAATACCATACCAACCAGCAAGAATAGACACATGATTAAAGTTATCAGGTGCAACTTTTTTTAACTCATGACATAGCCAATCTTTACTTTGTATCTGAGTATCAAATACACATTCAGAAAAATCTTTAAATTTATATACGTGTTTATCTGAAACGTATCCTAAACCTTTAACCCAGAGTCTTTGTACTTCACCACAATCCATCTAATATTTCACCTCTATCATTAACATCATCTAATACACAAATTGGTATTTGTCTAAATGTATTAGCTCTTACATCATCTGGAAATACACAACCATGTTTATATGAATATGCTAATCCAGGTTTAAAAAAATTTAAGTTATTTCTATGTCTTCTATATAGCCATGGATCTAATCCATAAAAACTTTTATATAACATTTCTTGATTATCTACAAAGTCTTTCCACATTGGTTCACCATTACTTTCATCAATAACCATAATAGAACTATTAACATCACACTGATGTATCTTTTTTGCTGTATCTTCACTAAACCAATATGTCTTTAATATATTTAATTTGTCTTTAACAGAACAATCAAAGAAAGGTTCTAACCCCCAAGGTCTCTCCTCATCTACAAACTTCTGATGTACATAACAATCTAAATCCAAGTACACAGTAGGTTCTTTAAACAAACCTGGTTTAAATAGTTTAGTTTTATTCCACCATTTACGATCTTGAAAGTCATCCGTAATTGGTATTACATTTATTTCTTTCTTTAATCCTTCTGCATCATCTGTTAAGCATGTATACTCAATTCTTTTATCTGCATGTTTTAATTGTTTATATAATTGATTAACATATCTTGCACTATATGTTGTACCAACTTTTAAAGATACTGCTTGCATATGTCTGCCTCCCAACCTTCTTTTATATCTAATGGATCTGGTTCATGATCTTCCATAAAAACACACACAGCATGATCAGGTCTGTACTTTGCTTTTTGTTTATCTGGATACTTAGCACCTCTACTATGTGAATATACTGTACCTTCTGGATATGTATTAATTTTATCTCTATGACATCTCCATAGATAAGCATCACTACTATACAAAGAACCTTTAGCAGCTTTGTAATGTTTTAAAAAGTGCTCCCATATTTTATTTGTTATAGGAGCAGTGTTGTCAACATAAATTAAACTAGCATTAAAACTCATAGTAAGAAAATAATTACCACCATGCATAGGAACATGCCACTTAGGGTTCCAATCAGTTCCAATAATTGCTGGAGGTTTAGTTTGTACAACTCTACTTAAATCACCTAAGAATAAGTTGTCTAAATCTGAAAATAATATGTTACCTTCTATACCACATAATCTAGGAGCAAATAAAGACATTTTAATTGCATCCCAAAACCACCATTGTTTCTGACCCTGACAATTATTAACCACATCATCCCATAACCATTTTTCTGTACACTCTACAGGAATGATATCTTTATCCAAACCTTTACTATTATCAGTCATACAATATGAATTAAACTCACAAGGCATATGACGTTTAGCCATTCTATGAATTAAGTTAGGATATTCAGCTGCAAACTTATCACCCCACTTAATAGTTATTAAGTTAATTTTTTCCTGGACCATTTAATAACCTTATATAATACTCATCTCTTTTTTGGTATGCTTGTTTATCTCTTGGAAAAAATTCTGAGCCAACATCTGCACCATAATAATATGAATATGCAATACCTCTTGGTAATGGTTTGAGTGATCTTATCCATTGGTGTCCTAAGTAATCATCATTACCTCTGTACATTGTCATTATAAACTCAGGATCTTTACTAAAGTCTCTCCATATATCACAAAGAGTACCACCTTGCCATCCCATAAAAGATGTGTTAAAAAATGAAGGGTGCTGCATATCTGGATCTTCTTGTAACTTCTTAGGTTGCTTACTAAGATCTAACCAGTCAATTGGTTTCCAATAACAATATACAGATGTTAATTTATCTGGTGTAATAAATTTATCTATATCAGTTATTTCTCTATCAATAGTTACATCTAAATCAAAATATAAATTTGTACCTTCTTTATCTATTTCAGGATGAAACAATAACATTTTATTCCACCAACCATCTAACTTATATTTTGTTACATCTATAATTTTTATATCAGGATGTATTACAGTAGTAAGATTAGTTAGTAAATAAAAATTAAATTTCTTTTTATAACGTCTTTGTAGTTGCCAATACAAATCATAGACATGACTATCTCTATATTTGTCTTTTATGGTAGGATCTTCTGGTGTTGTCTTAACGCAGAATATATTATTCATAATAAAAGTCTCTAGTTATTGTTAGATAAGAATCTACTTTTTCTTTAAATTTTATATTATCATACATTAAGTGTAATGTGTCAACACGTTTACTTACTAAAATATGTAACATTGTATGATGATCTTCTAAAAAGAAATGCTCTTCTAATCCATCACGTCCATGATTAACATATTTTTGATTTGATTTTTTGACAACATGCTCTCTTAATTTAGCATCATAATCAAATGGTATTCTTTTATCTAAAGCTAATCTAAATTTGAATATATCATCAAAACCTTCATAAGTATTTCTATAAGTAGTTACTAAATAATTTACCCACTTGTGTTTATTAGCTACTAATCTATAATAATCCATTATAGTACCACGAGCTGGTTTGAAATATTCGGGAACTTCTTGTTTTTTAGAATTCTTTTTCATTATACATTCACCTTTAATAATAGTCTAATTGTTTCTTATAAATATATATATCTAATATTAAATAGGAGTTTACTACAATGGCAGCCAGAGCTGATATCATTATAGACCAGGGAACTACATTTGAAACGGTTGTTACAGTCACAGATACTAATGGTGATGTAGTTGACTTAACAAATTACGAAACAGCTTCTCAGATAAGAAAACATCATACATCATCTGCAGTAACAGCAACGTTTGTTATATCTAATGGTGGTACTAATGGACAATTAACATTATCATTGTCATCAAGTGCTACAGGAGGAATAGATGCTGGTAGATATGTATATGACGTAGAAGTTACAACAGCTGCTGGTGTTGTATCAAGAGTTGTTGAAGGTATAGTAACAGTAAACCCACAAGTAACGAGGTAATATATGGCATTAGGAACAAACAATACTATATTGACCAATCAAACTGCATTAGCAGTAAAAGTTGCACAAACAACAGGTTTAGGTAATGCACCAAGGTTAGATAAGTTACATGATGTTAGAGAAGTAAGTAAAGCTAATAATAATATATTAGTATATAATGCTGAAAGGGATTTGTTTTTATTACAAGAGCCAGCAGCTGATGGTGGAACTTTCTAATGAATACACCTAATGTAGCTGGTACAATATCAACTACAAGCTCAATATCTACAACAGTTTTAAGTAGAAGAGCAGGAACAGTTGAAGGAAATGAAGATGTTAGTTTAACAAGTATAGCTAACACTCATGTTTTAAGGTATAACAAAGCAGACGATACTTATAAAGCAGACACAAGACAATTAGATGGAGGAAGTTTTTAATGGCTGGTACAATTCAAATCAAAAGATCAGCAAATACTGCAACACCAAGTACTTTAGAATTTGGTGAATTAGCATGGTCTTCAAATGGAGGCACACTTCATATAGGTAGAGAAGATGGTAATACATCTAATGTAGTATCTATTGGTGGAGTAAGAACACCTGGCACATTAACAGCCAACCAAGCACTTGTTGCAAATTCAACATCTTCTATAAACGAAATAAAAGCAGCTAATGTATATTTTGATACATTTAAGCAAGCTGTCAATACAGAAGCCAATATAACAATGACAAGCACATCAACTGCAAATCTTTATAATGTAAATTTTAGAGGATCTCTTAAAGACAGTAACGGTAATAAACTAGAAATATATAATTCTAGTGGTACAAAGATTTGGGGATAACAAATGGCAACACCTAGTAGCAGAGCAACAATGAAAGAATTTTGTCTACGTAGATTGGGCAAACCTGTAATTGAAATAAACATTGATGATGATCAAATGGATGATCGTATTGATGAAGCATTAATGTATTATCAAGATTATCATTTTGATGGTGTAGAAACAACATGGTTAAAACATCAAATTACACAAACAGATATAGATAATAATTATATTACTATTACAGATAGCAATACAATTGGAATTGTAGATATATTTGATATAGGTGATGCAACAAGTACAAATAATTTATTTAATGTTAGATATCAAATAGCATTGAATGATTTGTATGATTTATCAAGATATGATCTTGTACCATATTTTATGAACTTTATGAATATTAGATTTATAGAAGAAATGTTAATTGGTAAACAACCAATAAGATATAATAGACATCAAAACAGATTAAGTGTTGATATGGATTGGGAAAAAGTAAATGTGGATGATTACTTAATAGCCAAAGTATATAAGAAACTTGATCCAGATACATATACAGACGTATGGGGTGATAGATGGTTACAAAGATATGTAACTGCTTTGTTCCAAGTTCAATGGGGTAAAAATTTAACTAAATTTACAGGTATGCAATTACCTGGTGGTGTTCAATTTAATGGAGAACAAATTCTGCAACAGGGTTTAGAAGAGAAACAAAAATTAGAAGAAGAAATGATTGTTAGTTATTCTCTACCCGTTCATGACCTGACTGGATAATTAAATGGCAAGAGGCACAAATCTGTATTTCAATCATTTTGGAAACACAGACGAACAAAATTTAATTAATGATTTGGCATACGAGTCAATTAAAATGTATGGCATTGATGTTGGTTATATGGCTAAAACATATTCTGACACTGATGATATACTTAATGAAACTAGTAAAGGTTACTTTGCTGCTCATAGTCAAGTTGTAATGTATATTAGAAATGTAGATGGTTTTGAGGGCGAAGGAGATTTCCTAAGTAAGTTTGGTGTAGAAATTAGAGATAGAATTACATTCTCTGTTGCCCGTCGTGAGTTTGCTGAAACTATAGAAGCAGATCAATCAATATCAAGACCAAGAGAAGGTGATCTAGTTTATCTTCCATTAAATAAAAAAATATTTGAAATAAAATTTGTAGAACATGAACCAGTATTTTATCAAATGGGTTCATTACAATTCTATGATATTACTTGTGAATTATTTGAGTATGCTGGTGAAAGAATGAATACTGGATTTGATGAAGTCGATACTATAATGGATACACATAGTACTGATATATTTGTAGATACTCAACTATTATTACAAGATGGTATAACACCTTTATTTACAGAAGAAGGTAATAGAATATTATCAGAAGCTGAAGATAGAAGTGATGCAAGCTCAGAATCAGATAGAGACTTTGATACAATAACAGATTCAGATAACATACAAATAGAAACTGATGCAGATGCTATTATAGACTTTAGTGATTCTGATCCGTTTAGTGAAGGTGGTACTTTCTAATGTTTGGTCACGATTTTCAACATAATCATTTACGTAAGTATGTGATAGTATTTGGTACTTTATTTAATGATCTTATTGTACAAAGAAAAGATTCAGCTGGTAACATAATACAAAATATAAAAGTACCATTAGCATATGGTCCTAGAGAAAAAGCATTAGCTAGATTAGAACAAGATCCTGATCTTAATAGAAAGGTAGCTATAACTTTACCACGTATGTCATTTGAAATGACTTCATATAGTTATGCTCCTGAAAGAAAATTAAATAAAATTCATAGAAATGTTTCTGCATATACAGATGACAAAAAGAAATTGTATGCTGCATATAGTCCTGTACCATATGATATAGGTTTTGAATTAAATATTATGACAAAAGCTGCAGAAGATTCTACAAGATTGATAGAACAAATATTACCATTCTTTACACCTGAATGGTCTGTTACTATGAATTTAATTCCAGATATGGATTGGAAACAAGATATACCTATTGTACTTAATAGTGTAAGTGCATCAGATACATACGAAGCAGATTTTGAAACTAGAAGAGCTTTGATACATACATTAAACTTTACATTGAAAGGTTACTTCTGGGGTCCTGTTAGAAAAACAGGTGTTATTAAACTGGCTAATGTTATGACACATATAGATACATCTAATGTATATGCAAACACACATCCTGCTAATACTGTATTTGCAAATGTTAATGTAACAAATTCTTCTTCATCAGGATATTACTTACATAGTAGAACAACAACTACACCTGGTTTATTAGCAAATGGAAGTCCAACATCAAATGCGTCATTATCAGTTGGCATAGATAGTATAGATGAAGATGATGATTACGGATATATACATGATTTTGAGGAATGGTTCAGTGCAAACACATCAGCATAAAGAAGATAAAATAGCAAAGACTTTAGATATAACTCCAGCTGTAAATGAAAAGAAAGAAGTTACAGTTGTTGAGCCACCTAAGGATGATCAATCTCAAAGAGATTTAGATTACTCCAGAGAAAATTTATACCACTTAGTTGAAAGAGGTAGAGATGCTTTAGAAGGTATATTAGATTTGGCACAACAAAGTCAATCACCTAGAGCATATGAAGTTGCAGGACAGTTAATAAAAACTGTAACAGATACTAATAGAGATTTAATTGATCTACAAAAGAAAGCAAAAGATTTATTCAAAGATGATGTAGATCCTAAAACAATTAACAATAATTTATTTGTAGGTAACACATCAGAGTTAACTAAATTATTAGGAGGTACAGCAAGAGATGTACCATCAGGAAAGAAAAAATTATGATAGATGAAGCATCAATGGATCTCACTCTATTCTTAGTACCTTGGATAGCTTTACTAATATCACTTGTAGCTACTTTATGGATTAAAGAATGGGTGACATCATTAGTTAAAGGTATGAAGTTTAGAATGAATAAAGCATTCAATGAAAGTGATCATGTTATACTAGATGGCAAACCTGCTGTTATAGTTAAAGTAGGAATAACAGAAACAGTCTTTGGTGTATATTCTGATGCTGGATATACATGGAGATATGTTCCTAATACTAAAATAGAAAATTTAAAGTTAGAAAAAATTATTAATCCTGAGTTACATCTTGACTCTCCTGAAGAGAAAGCTAAAAAAATTCAAGAGTTAATAGACCTAAATCAAGATAACATGATAGCAGCAAATAAAAAAGCAATAGATCAAATTAAGAATGGAAAAAAATAATGTATGAATATAGAGTAGAAGTACTGAAAGTAATAGATGGTGACACAGTTGATGTTGACATAGATTTAGGTTTTGGTGTATGGTTAAAGAATGAAAGAGTAAGACTATATGGTATTGATACTCCAGAAAGTCGTACTAGAGATTTAGAAGAAAAGAAATTTGGTCTTGCTGCAAAAGAAAGATTAAAAGAATTATTGAAAGATGATGTGTATCTTCGTACTATGGTTGGCAGAGGTGGAGAAGATATGAAAGGTAAGTTTGGTAGAATCTTAGGTGATTTTGTAGCACAGTACGAGCAAGGAAACGGTTGGCATCAAATGACTGCTACACAAATATTAATTAAAGAAGGTCATGCTGTAGCTTATAATGGTCAAAGTAAAGATGACATACAAGAAGCACACATGAAAAATAGAACAAAGTTATTGGAAGAAGGTATTGTTACGTAAAGATCAAATATATCTTGGTAATCCTAGACTAAAAAAAGCTAATGTAAAAATTGAATACACAGAAGAGCAGATTAAAGAATTAGCAAAATGCTCAAAAGATATTTTATACTTTTGTAATAAGTATATGAAAATAGTAAATGTGGATGAAGGTTTAATTAATTTTGACACATTTGATTTCCAAGACAGAATAATAGAAAGTGTACAGAAGAATCGTTTTACTATATGTAAAATGCCTAGACAGTCTGGCAAGACTACAGTTATGACTGCTTTAATATTACACTTTGCATTATTTAATGAATCATTTAATGTAGCTGTGTTAGCTAATAAGGCTGCAACTGCTAGAGAAATATTACACAGAATACAATTAGGTTTTGAATACTTACCACATTGGATGCAACAAGGTATAGTTGAATGGAACAAAGGTAATGTAGAATTAGAAAATGGTTCTAAAATATTAGCTGGTGCAACATCATCAGGTTCTGTTCGTGGTGGTTCTTTTAACTTAATATACTTAGATGAGTTTGCATTTGTACCTGCACATCAACAAGAAGAATTCTTTGCATCAACATATCCTACAATTTCATCTGGTAATACTACAAGAGTTATGATTACTTCTACACCTAGAGGTATGAATCTATTTTATAAGATATGGACAGATGCTGTAGAACTTAGAAGTGAGTATGAAGCTATTGAAGTACATTGGTCTGATGTACCAGGTAGAGATGAGGCTTGGAAAAAACAAACAATACAAAATACAAGTGAAGAACAATTTAGAGTAGAGTTTGAATGTGAGTTTTTAGGTTCATCTAACACACTTATACATCCTACTAAGTTAGGAGCACTAGTATTTCATGAACCAATATTTAAATCAGATCAAGTAAAAGTATTTGAAGAACCCAAACCAAATCATGTATATGCTATATGTGTGGATACGTCAAGAGGTATAGGTAATGACTATTCTGCATTTGTAGTTATTGATTGTAGTGTCATACCATATAAAGTTGTATGTACGTATAGAAGTAATATTATAGCTCCTATGTTATATCCTAATAAAATATATGAAGTTGGTAAAAAATATAATAATGCATATTGTCTTGTAGAAATAAATGACATAGGTCAACAAGTAGCAGATATATTACATCATGATCTTGAATACGAATTTATAATGACAGCACAATGGAGAGGCAGAGCAGGACAGATAGTTAATGCTGGCTTTGGTGGTGGGCAACAACAAATGGGTGTAAGAACTACCAAACAATTAAAAAGAGTCGGTTGTGCTACATTAAAAACTATTATTGAGAATGATAAGTTAGAAATAAATGACTTTGATATACTACAGGAGCTAACAGCTTTTTCTGTAAAAGGCAACAGTTATGAAGCAGAAGAAGGTTATAATGATGACTTAGTAATGTGTTTAGTATTATTTGCTTGGTTATCTAATCAAGAATATTTTAAAGAGTTAACAGATATAGATATAAGAAAGAATTTGCATAATAAAAATGAACAAGCTATTGAAGATGATGTATTACCATTTGGTTTTATTAATGATGGAACAGGTGGTAGTGTAGTAGAAAAAGATGAGTTTGGTGCAGATACATTATTGACACATGCGGAGTGGGATGTAGATGATACACAAGGAATCTTTTAAGGCATATAAACTAGACCTTCCTCCATTAGAACATTCAATAAAAAGAAAAATGAAGATGTGGGCAAATCTATGGGCATTAGATGAGCCTTTAACATTTGAAGAACACATGGATGCAGATAAATGTATTAAAGAAAGTTTAGGTAGTACTCCAAAAACACAAGAAGAGTATAATAAATCTATTGGTTTTGGAGAAATAAGAACAGCTCCAAGTAGAAAAACAGATGTTATAAATGAATTTAATGAAGGTTTAGTTAATTGTGTGGCTCATAATTTTGATCCTTATGATGGAATAGCACCAGAGTTAGATGCTTATAGTGAAATATTTGGTGAACCAATTGTACCTATTATAGGTGTTATGCGTAATAAGACAGATAGATTGGCATCTTTTCCACCACACTATGATAAAGTAAAAGCAGCAAGTGTTAATATAGTATTGGAAGTAGGTGGCAGTAATGTAGAAACTATTTTTTATGAAGATGTACGTACTAAAGATTTTGAAGATCCTTTTATAAAAAAAGTATCTGATTGTATACCAATAGCAAAATATAAATTTGAGAAAGAACAATGGCATTTGTTCAATACACAACGATTACATTCAGTAGAGAATATAGAAACTAGAAGAGTTACTGTATCATTAATGCCAGAATCAGCTCCTACAATAGAAGAATTTTTAAATAAGTATAATTATCTTATAAAAGAAGCATTATAACTTTTTTCGTGAGCCCATGGTTTTTATAAATAAATACAAGCCCAAATTACAAGCACCACTAAAGGTCACATAAGGAGAAACAAGACATGGGATTTCAAGTTAGTCCAGGCGTAAACGTCTCCGAAGTAGATCTGACAGGCATTATACCTGCAGTTTCTACCACAGAAGGCGCCCTAGCTGGTTGGTTTAGATGGGGACCCGCTGAAGAGCGAAGCCTAATATCTTCTGAAGAAGAGTTAGCAAGTACCTTTGGTGAGCCAGATTCAACCAACTTCACAACATTTTTCACAGCTGCAAACTTTTTATCATATGGTAATAAGTTATATGTAGCAAGAGCTATACCAGCAGATGCATTAAATGCTACAGTTCTACAGAACCAAAGCACAACACCTGCAGGTGGTACAGGCTCACATTCAGATTTAATTAAAAACCAAGAACATCATGATGGTTTAACATTATCATCTACTGCTGCTGACTCTGCTTTTATAGCAAAGTATCCAGGAGCATTAGGTAATAGTTTAAAAATTAGTGTATGTGATAGTGCATTAGCATTTGAAAGTACATTTACTGGTGTAACAAACAGTTCATTTGATACAGGTG